GGAGCACAAAAGACAGCTCTTAACTCTTATAAGTACGTAGAAGGAGATAATAAATTTAGACTAGTGGGGGATATCTTAGCCCGTTATGTCTATTGGATTGAAGGAGAGAACGGTAAGAACATTCCTTTTGAGTGTCTAGCCTTTGATAGAAACGAAGAAAAATTTAACAACAAAGAAAAAGACTGGATTAAAGATTTCTACCCAGATCTGAAGTGTGGTTGGAGTTACGCAACACAGGTAATAGACCCCAAAGACGGAGTTGTTAAAGTAGTAAACCTAAAGAAGAAGCTGTGGGAGCAGATAATTAATGCAGCGGAAGACCTAGGCGATCCTACTGACATAGACACAGGCTGGGACGTAATATTTAAGCGAGTAAAGACTGGGCCTCACGCATTTAACGTAGAGTATCAGCTTCAGCCCCTTAAGTGTAAGTCTCGCCCTCTTGATGCAACAGAGCGAGAAGCCCTGGCCGACATTAAGTCTATGGACGACGTAATGGCTAGACCCACACCTGACGCACAAAAAGCACTTCTTGAAAAGATTCGTGGTGCAGCAACCCCCGATGACGTAGATGAAGATGCAATGGACGAGATAGATATTAGTTAATGATACTATTTACCGCAGATTGGCACATAAAACTAGGGCAGAAGAATGTTCCAGTAGCGTGGGCTTTAAATCGTTATGATATGTTTTTCGCACAGATTACCGAACTGGAAAAGACGTGCGATTTACATATTATAGGTGGAGATTTGTTTGATAGAGTTCCTACTTTAGAAGAGGAGGAGCTCTATTACAAATTTATTAGGGGAGTAACTATCCCTACCATTATATACGATGGGAACCACGAGGCTACTAAGAAGAACCATACATTCTTTGACACCCTGAGAGCAGCTACAGAGGCTATGAACCCTCTTGTCACAGTAATCACCTCCAGTCAAGTGTTAGAGCACAATGGTTTTAAATACGGAATCATTGCGTACTGTGACCTACACAAGAAGAAGATAACAGAAAGTTTCTCTTCTGAATTGCCTATATTTACTCATGTTAGAGGGGAGATTCCTCCTCATGTTAAACCTGAAGTAGATTTAGATATATTTGCCAAGTTCCCGATAGTATTTGCAGGGGACTTACACTCACACAGTAACAGTCAGCAAAATATTGTATACCCAGGCAGCCCAATGACTACTTCCTTCCATAGGAGCCAAGTTAAGACGGGCTACATCACTATAAATGAAGAAGATTGGGCATGGGAATGGGGAGAGTTAGTTTTGCCTCAGTTAATTAGAGCCACAGTTTCTGACCCAAGTGAGATGATTTCTACGAATTATGATCACACAATATACGAACTAGAGGGAGATCTGCACGATTTAGCAGGCATTAAAGATTCTGAGCTTCTAGATAAGAAAGTAGTAAAACGAAGTACAGAAGCGACTTTAGTACTTTCCAAGGAAATGACTATACAAGAGGAGCTAGTAGAGTATTTACAGTTCATACTAGAAATTGACGAAAATAGAATTCCAGACATAATAGGACTTTTTAATGATCACGCTAAAAACGCTGAAATGGAGTAATGCTTTTAGCTATGGGTCGGACAACGTATTAGACCTAACTGATAGCACAGTTACCCAAATAATAGGAACTAATGGAATGGGAAAGTCTTCTATCCCATTAATTATTGAAGAGGCTTGTTTTAATAAGAACTCTAAGGGGATTAAAAAAGCAGATATACCTAATAGGTACATTAAAGATGGATACGATATATACCTTCTTTTCACTAAGGGTGATAGTACCTATGAAATAACTGTTAAAAGAAGGGCGTCTGTTAAAGTAGTATTTGAAAAAGATGGCGAGGACATTAGCAGCCATACAGCTACTAATACTTACAAGTCTATCCAAGAAGTTATAGGAGTAGATTTCAAAACGTTCTCTCAGCTAGTATATCAAAATACTAACGCTAGTTTGCAGTTTTTAACTGCTACTGATACTAATAGAAAGAAATTTCTAATAGATTTATTGCACTTAGAAGTTTATGTGCAGTTCTTTGATATTTTTAAAGAAGCCTCGCGGCAATCCGCTTTAAGGGTAGCAGAAATAACATCTGCTATAACGATTGTTGAGAAATGGCTCTTAGATAATAAATTGGAAGATACTACCATACTTCCAATGCTAAAAATTGAAATTGACACGAAAGAAGAAGAGGTCGAACAGGCTGAGATTACGAAGGAAATTGAAAATATTTCCGAAAAAAATAAAAAAATTCAAAACAACAATCAATATCGTAGCCAGTTAAATAGCATAGACTTGACAGCAAACGCAAGTATAAAAGCGACCGAACTTTTGTCTTATGATGATTTACAGGCGGAGTCAGGAGAGTTAAAGCAAGTCATAGCGGGGTCTCAACGAACCCTAACAAAGATGCAGGGAATTGGACACAGTTGTCCGACCTGCGAGCAAACAGTTCCAGAAGAGTGGAAAAATAGCTATATAGAGCGAATAACATCGACAGTAGCGGAGGCAGAGGAGAGACTTAATGAGCAAATTACGGGAGAAATTGAAAGAATTAAACGTAACAACTTGGATTATAAAAGGAAAAATGCTGTTCAGCAAGATTGGGAAAATTTGTATAGATCTATTGATAGCACTCTCCCTTCGAATTTGGTGGATAGGGAAGAGCTTGATACACGCTTGCAGAGAGTTCGTAGACAACTACAGCTACGAAAAGTACAAATATCAGAGATCACAGCTGAAAACGAAAAACGAACCGCCCAAAACACCCGAATCCAAGTAATTCAAGAGCAGTCAGAAGGATTTACTACTAAGTTAGAGGAAGCCCAAGAAAAGCTTGATATTGAAGCTAAACAAGCTAATAATCTAGAAGTGCTGAAGAAAAGTTTTAGCACTAATGGGTTAATAGCTTATAAAATCGAGAACTTAGTTAAAGAGCTTGAAGAGCTTGCTAATACTTATTTGGCAGAACTATCAGATGGTAGGTTCACTCTGGAATTTATAGTATCAAACGACAAACTAAATGTTCAAATAACGGATAACGCCAATATTGTTGACATATTAGCATTATCTTCTGGCGAGTTGGCTAGAGTTAATACAGCCACTTTGATTGCAATTAGAAGATTAATGAGTAGTATTTCGAAGTCTAGAATCAATATACTATTTTTAGATGAAGTAATGAGCGTATTAGATGATGTAGGCCGTGAGAAACTCGTAGAAGTTTTACTCGGCGAAGAGGAACTAAACACTTTCGTAGTATCACACGGATGGACTCATCCGCTACTTAATAAAGTAGAAGTGGTGAAAATCGGAAACGTTAGTTCTCTAGAGGTATAAAATGGTAGATTCTAGGGCTAAAGGAGCTAGAGGCGAGTATATAGTACGAGATATGTTAAGGGAGTACACAGGGGAACAGTTTGAACGAGTTCCCGCTTCTGGAGCATTAGAGTATTTAAAAGGAGACCTGTATGTACCTGATACAGGCGAGGGGAAGTTAAGACGAAATAGATTCTGTATAGAAGTAAAAAACTATGCAGACTCCCCTCTCACAGATAAAATGTTTACTCAGCCAAAAACCAATAATTTAATTAATTGGTGGAAGAAAGTTGTAGTACAAGCAAAGGGGGGAACACAAGAGCCTCTATTGTTTTTTAAATATAATAGATCTAAAGTATTTGTAGTTACAGATATACTACCAGAAATTATGGAAGACTATATGTACATAGGTTGGTTGGACTGTTATGTTATGGTAGCGGAAGAGTGGCTTAAATCAGAGGAAATGGAATTTTTTACATATGAATGATACTACACTACAAGTAAAACTAATGATTATAACTATAGCGTTTGTATTTATGATTATGTGGGCAGACAAAGGCTTGGGAATACAAACTCCGCTGATCTTTGCAGTATTAGGCGGGCTTATGTCCTTGGTAGCATCTATATGGATATGGGGAATTGAAGTAGACGACGATGATGATGGAGCAGTATAATGGCTAAAACATTCAAACAAGGAACAGAAAGAAGCTCAGATACTGTACTTATAGTAGATGCGTTAAACCTGGCGTTTCGATACAAACATTCTGGTGTTAAAGATTTTGCAGAGACTTATGTAAATACAGTAAAGTCTCTAGCTCAATCATATAAAGCCGGTAGAGTTATTATAACAGCTGATAAAGGATCTTCCTCTTATAGGTTGGGTCTAAGTGACCAATACAAGATTAGCAGAAAAGAAAAGTACGCCAATCAAACAGAAGCTGATAAGCAAAAATTTCTAGAGTTTATGGAAGAGTATGAAAATACGCTAGACCTATTAGCCGATGAGTTTCCTGTACTTAGATTTGATAAAGTAGAGGCGGATGATATAGCTGCTCACTTAGTGAAGCATAAGGATAAGTATGGGTTAGGTGAGATTTGGTTAATCTCTACTGACGGAGATTGGGATTTACTAATTTCTGATTCTGTTAGTCGCTGGGCTTATACAACTAGAAAGGAGTTCAGGCTAGATAACTGGGACACCCACTACAATATAACACCAGAAGAATTTATCTCGCTTAAATGCTTAATGGGCGACAAGGGGGATGATGTAGCAGGTATTTCAGGCGTAGGACCGAAAACGGCAGAGAAGTTGATAAAGCAGTACGGTAGTGCCTTAGATATATATGATGCATTACCTTTACCTGGGAAATACGTATATATACAAAAGCTTAACGATAGTGGCGATATGATACCTCTAAACTATGAGTTAATGGATCTTATCACTTATTGCGACGACGCAATAGGCTCTTCAAACTG